GAAAATCTCCAAGTCCTCGATCTGGAATTCCTCTCCGTCCTCGGTCTTGCCTTTATAGGATTTCTCCAGCTTGGAGAGGTCTTTGAAAATATCCCTCTTAAACTTCGCCCGGTACAGCCGGGGGATGGTGGCCGAGGAACGGAACGCCACCTTTTTCCCACAAATCTCAATCTCACGTTTCAGCATAGCTTATCCCTCCTTTACGCCCCTGCCTGCTCGGTCGGCAGATACACCGTTTTATACCAGTCCGCATACGCTGCCTTCTCTGTCGTGTCACCCGTGCGGGCTTTCACCAGCCCGTCAGAACGCGGGTCCGCCGTAATGGACAGTGTCTCCGTCCCCGGTTCGATGGTATCCTCCTTTGTCTCAGACTCAATGGACGGACGGGAAGCGGAGCAGTTATACAGCACATGGCGGATGGCGTTCACATCCCCGTCAAACTCAAAGAGCAGGGCAAATTTCACGCTTTCCCCAACACCGCTGTTCTCCACCAGGACACCCTTTGCGTCCAGCATCTCCTGCAGGATTTCCGTGCGGAACCATTCCGGGATTAATGCGATTTCCAGATCGCCGCTGTAACCGTTGTTAGTCACGGAGCGGAAGTACACAATGCCGTCCGCATAGAACGGGCTGGATTCACCCTCCGCATCCAAACTGATACTGACCGCACCAGGGATTGCCTTCGGCTTTTCATAGCTGAAGGATGTCACGCCGTCCGTGACCGTCTCGGTCAGTTTTGAGGCATGGACGTTTTTCAGGTTATATTTCACTTTGTTTCCCATGTTCATTGAACCTCCAATTCAAAATAGTAAAGGACCTCATAGAGTTTTTCGCTCTTGATCCACGTTTCCGTTTTTTCATAGAAGATGCCGTGCCTTTCCAATACTGCTTCTACCATCCGTTCTGTCGGCAGGTCTTTCTTGTCGGTGTACAGCTCCACATGGACCTGATCCGCCTTAAAATACACCGCCCCGTCTGCGGAGAAGTTATCACTTCCCGAAAGCAGATAGCAGATAAACGGCGGCTCCGGCGCTTCGCCCTCCGCAAAGTGGTCATAGGCGGAAGGCACCGGTATCTCTTTCATAATTTCCAGCAGCTTATCCATTGCGTATGCACCTCTTGATCTCAGCCTCAAACTGTTTTACCCCTGCCTCCTCCGCGGGGGCGATGTGCGCCCTGCCAGGGACACGCCCGCCGCCCCGCTTGGCATGGCCAAATTCCAGCAGATGCGCCAACTGATAGCGGTTCCTGGAATATACGGTCAGTTCCAAGGCGTGGGAATTTTCCTTCATGTTCTTAACCGACCAGCTTTTCGCATAAGCCCCGGAATCCTTCGGGGCATTGGCCTGTATCTCCTTTTTGACGGAAGTCCCGGCTTTCTTTACCGCCTTTTTCATGTCCTCCGTGACGAGCTTCGCATAATCATCCAGTTCCTTCATGACCGCATTGGCAAGCTCACCAACGGCAACCCGTACTGCCATCCTCACCGCCTCACTTTCTCACACTTAAATTTGAGTGACTTCTTTTTATAGTTCATGTGGTCGATGGAAACGATGTTATAAAGGGCATCACCGAATTTTACACGGTATCCGTCCGTGGTAACCTCCGCAGCCTTTTTGCAATACCGGACGGTAAAGGATAGGTCAGAATCGTCCACAATCAGCCCCGCCACCGCTTTTTCGCTGCCGCCCTCGCCGCTGACTGTGGCATGGCAGGAATAGTAATCCGCCCATTCATTTTTGTGGTTTCCGATGGCATCCACCACCACTTCGTTTTTCTGGAACACTATTTTCACATTCAGAAGTGCCGCATCCATCAGAACCCCTCCTTCCGGATGCCGAACAGCAGTGCCCGCAGCGTCAGCGTCAGGGCGTTGTGGTCGGCTTCCTCCCGGTGTTCATATAGATAGGCCACGGCGTACATGACCGCAACACGGGCATTTTCCTCTGCCGCAAAAACTGCCTCATCCTCTGTCCGTGCCACGTCCATGCACAGCCTCTGCGCTGCGCTGATCAGCCCCGCCAGCAAGGCATCATCATCCTCATAATCCACACGGAGGTAATTTTTCATTTCTTCCAGCGTTACAACCATTTTCACACCACCTCACGAGGAACCGGATGCTGCCGGTAAGAACAGGCAGCATCCGGCGATATTACCATCAAGCCTTTGCAGGAGAAGCAGAAGACAGTTTCAGAATTTGCACCGCCTCCGGCAGCACCAGCTTTCCGTCCACACGCTCCTTTGCCACAAAGCCTACCATGCCGTTGCCCGCGAACAGCTCCTTCAGCTCCGCAAAGGAACGAGTGCCGCGGTCACCGATGTTATAGTAGCTGTAGTCACCAAAAGCGATGGCATCGGCCGGCGCATAGGCGGAGGTGTGTACCGTGTAGCCGAGCAGTCTGTCCGGCTCGCCTGCCTGGTAGGACGGCTGCCAGATATATGCGCCGTTGTTATCCTTGAGTTTTCTAAGAGAGGCAAGGGTCTGGTCATTCAGGATGAAGGACGCCTTCCTGCGGTACGGACGCTTCAACGCATACACAAGGCTGATGAGGTCATCGGACTTCACCGCCGCCGTCAGCGTATCCGCCACCATGCCGCCGCCCGTGGCCGCAAACAGGCCGATGGGCTTGCCCTTGCCGTCACCGTTTAAGAAAGCGTCCTCCTCCGCATTGGCAAGCGCCCTGCCAAACTGTGTGACAATATAGTTCTCCAGATTGAAGGCGTTATCATACAGCAGTTCTTCCGTTACCTTAATAGCAACGTGCAGCTTGTAGGCGTCAAGGAAAATCTGGGAGAAGGTCGCATCCCCAAAGGTCAGCGCACCGCCCTCCTCAATCCAGGACGCCGCAGGCTTGGTCGCCGCAATATTAATCTTGTGCTGCCCGCTGGTGGTAATCTTTGTACCAAGAGAACGCATGATGTTCTCCTCATCCAGCACATCGATCAGCCTGCGGTCGTATTCCTCCGGCACCAGGTAGCCGCCGTCTGCATCCACGCCTTCCTGCAGGATATTGGATACATTGCGGAAGTTGGAGCGGAACGCCCCAAGCATGGCAGCCTTGTACTCATCGGACGCACGGCCAGTCTTGCTGTTCCCGGTGTCACCGTTCCCAGGCTTCCCGGTCAGCGGGGAATTCATGGGCTTACTAAGCTCCTGCTCCATGCGTTCTGCTCTCTGCTGCCTGTCGATGGCTGCGGTCAGATCCTCGATCTCCTTTTCCATCTTCAGATATGCGGCATTGTCCTCTGCGGACAGGGTGCCGTTTTCTTTTGCGTGGGACTCCACAAATGCCTTTGCACCTTCCCACACCTTTGCCCTTTTCTGAATCAGCTCTGCAATCGTCATTACAAATCTCCTCCTGTTAAATGAATTTTTTGATAAAAGAAAGACGCTCCATGATCTCGCTCACGGGGCGTCCTGTTTCTGCGTGCCCAGCAGGAATTCCGGCCTGCTGTGTCATATTCGGTTTTGGTTTTGCTCCACCATATTTTGCTGTCATTTTATTTAACAAGGCATTGTTGACCGCCCTACGTGAGAACAGCATGGCGGTATCTGCGGCAGGCGGCTTCCCAGCCTTTTTCTCCCCATCCACTTCCACACTGCCATCCTCATCCTCCTCCGGCTCTGTACTTACCCTCACCATGATGTCATCTGCAAAGCCAAGCTCCACCGCCTTGTTTGCATCCATCCAGGTCTCCGCATCCATCAGATGGGAAAGCCTTGCACGGGACAGCCCCGTTTTCAGCACATAGGCGTTGATGATGGATTCCTTGACTTCGGAGAGCATATCAATGGCCTTCTGCATTTCCACATGGTCACCCCATGCGATAGTTGCAGGGTTGTGGATCATTAGCATGGATACCGGAGATACCAGGACGGTATCTCCTGCCATAGCAATCACACTGGCAGCACTGGCGGCAATCCCGTCAATCTTGACCGTGACCTTTCCGTTGTAGGCAGTAAGCATGTTGTAGATCTGTGCCGCCGCCACGCAATCCCCGCCAGGGCTGTTGATCCACACAATGATATCGCCGCTCCCAGCATTCAGCTCATCCTTGAAAAGTTGCGGCGTGATGTCATCATCAAACCAGCTATCTTCTGCGATGGTGCCGTTTAGGAATAGAGTCCTCTCCACCGGAGCCGTTTCCGTCCCCGCCTGATTCCTCCACTTCCAGAACTTCTTCGTCTTCATCAGATTCCTCCTCTCCCGATGCCGCCTCTGATTTCCCAAAAAGCCCTGCATCGGCTAATTTTGTCATGTTCCCGTTAATGAGGTACAAATCACCTCCCAGCTCCTCCGGGATACGGTCGAGGTTTTCCAGCTCCCGGATATCGTTTGCCGACATCCAGCCGTTCTGCCTTGCTGTGGCATACCCATTCATGCGGCTCTGGTAATCGCCCCGCAGAAGCCCATCCACGTTAAATTTCACAAAATACTGTTTCTTTTCCTCCACAGTCAGCAGGGAACGCACAATAGACTGCTCCCAACGGGACACCCACGGGTCGAGGGTGTATTTCACAAATTCCAGTGACTGCTGTTCAATGTTAGAAAAGCTGCTCTTTTCCAGGTCACCCACCATGTGGGGCGGCACCCGGAAGATACGGGCGATCTCATTGATCTGGAATTTCCTTGTTTCCAAGAACTGCGCCTGTTCCGGGGAAATGGAGATTGGCGTGTATTTCATGCCCTCCTCCAAAACTGCCACCTTGTTGGCGTTCTGGCTACCGCCGAAGGTCTGCGTCCAGCTCTCCCGCACACGACTTGGATCTTTAATCGTCCCCGGATGCTCCAGCACGCCGCTCGGCTGTGCGCCGTTGGCAAAGAACTTCGCCCCGTATTCCTCACAGGCAATCGCCATGCCGATAGCGTTCTTTGCCATCGCAATCGGGGAATAGCCCACAAGCCCGTCAAAGCCAAGCCCCGGAATGTGCAGCACCTCCGAAGGCGGCAGCTTCACGGTGCTGCCCTTCATGGTCGGCGCATCGCCGTTGCTGACCATATATTCGTAATACAGTTGGCCCTTCTCATCCCGGTTAACTGTCATCCTGTCCGGCATAAGCGGATACAGCGCCATGATTTCGCCTTTGCCGTTACGGATGATCTGTGCGTAGGCATTGCCCCAAAGGAGCAGGTGCGTCATCAGCGTCTCCCGGAACACGAAGGAAGTCATCTCCGGGTTCGGCTCGTCATGGAGTAAAAAATACAGCGGATGTTCCACCGCTTTTTCCTTGCCCCCATTATCCGTATATTGATAAAGGTGCAGCGGCAGCCCCGCCACCGCCTCGGAAAGGATACGGACACAGGAGTACACCGCTGTCATCTGCATGGCAGAACGCTCATTTACCCGCTTGCCTGATGTGCTGCCGCCCATGAAAAAGCTGTAGGCGCTGCCGGAGGTACGGTTCTTAGGAGCGTCCCTTGAACGAAATAAACCGCTGAAAATCCCCATATCTGTCACGCTCCCTTCCTAAAATACAAGCAGCCCCCGGCTGTCATAGACGGAGGCTCCGTTTTCGTTCCCACAGCGGATTGCCCGGTCAAGCCCCATGATGGTGGCAATCGCACCGTCAATCTTCTCTGTGGATTTTTCCTTATCTGCCTTGATGTTCCCGGCCGGGTCGGTACGGATGAAGATGTTATCCATCATCCACCGCAGCACCGGATGCCCGCCATGGGCGATCTTCTGCTCCAGCGTCAGCTTCATCAGTTCTTTAGTCGGCGGGGACATATCCTTAAAGCCCTGCCCAAACGGAACCACCGTAAACCCCATGCCTTCAAGGTTCTGTACCATCTGTACCGCGCCCCACCTGTCAAAGGCGATCTCCCGGATATTGAACCGTTCCCCAAGCCGCTCAATAAATTTCTCAATATAGCCGTAATGTACCACATTTCCTTCCGTGGTCATGAGTTCTCCCTGCCGCTCCCACACATCATAGGGAACATGGTCGCGCCGGACACGCAGCTCCAGCGTTTCCTCCGGTATCCAAAAATAAGGGAGGATGCAGTATTTGTCCTCCTCATCCAGCGGAGGGAAAACCAGCACAAATGCCGTGATGTCCGTGGTGGAGGAAAGGTCTAATCCCCCATAGCACACACGCCCCTCCAGGTCATCCTCGGAAACCGGAAAGGCACAGGCATCCCACTTCTCCATCGGCATCCACCGCACTGCCTGTTTCACCCACTGGTTCAGGCGGAGCTGCCGGAAGGAATTCTCCTCACCGGGGTTCTGCTTCGCCGACTCACAGGCCGCCTTGACCTTGTCAATCCCCACCGTGATATCCAGCGATGGATTTGCTTTCTTCCACACCTTCGGGTCCGTCCAGTCGTCCGACTCCTCCGCACCGTAGATCACAGGATAGAAGGTAGGGTCGTGTTTCCTGCCCTCCAGGATGTCTTTTGCCTTCTGGTGCGTTTCATAGCAGATGGAATTGGTATCCGTCCCTGCCGTGGTAATCAGGAAATAAAGCGGCTGCATCCTGGCGTCACCGGAACCTTTGGTCATGACATCAAAGAGTTTCCGGTTAGGCTGTGTGTGCAACTCATCGAACACCACACCGTGGATGTTAAAGCCATGCTTGGAATACGCCTCCGCCGAAAGCACCTGGTAGAAGGAATTGGTCGGCGTGTATATGATTCGCTTCTGCGAGGCAAGTATCTTCACCCGCTTGGAAAGCGCCGGACACATCCGCACCATATCTGCCGCCACATCAAACACGATGGTGGCCTGCTGCCTGTCGGCCGCACATCCGTACACCTCGGCACGTTCCTCGCCGTCCCCGCAGCAGAGCAGGAGGGCAACCGCAGCGGCAAGCTCCGACTTACCCTGTTTCTTCGGGATCTCAATGTAAGCGGTGTTGAACTGGCGGTAACCGTTAGGCTTGATGGTACCGAAGATATCACGGATGATCTGCTCCTGCCAGTCGATCAGTTCAAAAGGCTTTCCCGCCCAGGTGCCTTTGGTGTGGCACAGGCATTCGATAAAGGAAACCGCGTAATCCGCCAGCTCCTTGTTATACACGGAGTCCTTTGCCTTGAATTTCGTAGGTCTGTATTTTTTCAGTTTCCGCATTGCCATGCCCGTCACCTCCCCGTAAATGGCATGAAAAAAGACCTGCCAGTGGCAAGCCTGAAATCTATCTGTACGAGATACAGAAGCCTTTTGGCTTCCGTTCTCTGAAATATTCTGTCCTTATTTTGTGACCTGCCCCATGCACCAGGCAATGGCGTGGCCGTTGTCAGCGAAAGTCTGCTCTGCGTGGCCGATATGGTTCAGGCGGCATTCAATATCGCCAAGCCCTGTTTCCTCCGGTGTTTCCACAAACTCGTAAATGTCGGCTGTGAACCCGCCCTTATAATGGGTGTCGGTGACCAGAACATGATCCCCAAATTTCAATACGCTGCCGTAGGTAGCACTGACCTTCATCTGCAGTTTTTCAATCGTGGTAAAGTCTTTCATGGCGGTTTCCTCCTTATGCGAATTCGATGGTCAGCATCCCTGCGTTACCGAGGTAAAAGCTCTGCTGCTCCAACGGGTCTGCAAAGAACCCTTCTTTTGCTTCCACCGTCATGCGGTCGATGCGTTTCTTTCCAATCTTCTCAACCAGTGCTTTCTTCGTGGTCTTTTTGCCGTCCAAGTAAAATTTTGTTTTCATCGTGGTTTCCTCCGTTTTTTGTGTTTTCCCTTTCGGTAGTACACATATTCGCTCTTTCTACAGATAATAGCAAGCGAATCCGGAACGTAAACTATACAAATATCGGAGGCAGGAATTGTGTATATCTGACACGGCCCAAAGAGCCGTCCGGCTCAGTTGATCTGCGGAAAACCCGCTCATTCCGTTATTCAAACGGAAGATCATCCATCTCTTCCATCTCTTTTTTCCAGGCTGCGTATTCCGCATCGGTGACTGTCTCCGCTCCAGTGCAGACCGGGCATTCCTGCCCCATATCCCTGTCCGATGGTGCCTCCACTCCCGGCTCATAATAATTCGGTCCTTCCCACTGTCTCCTGGCTTTAGCATCTGCCTGCCGAACTGCCGTTTCCTTATCGGGAGCCTGCTCCATGTCATTCCACCACATTGGCTCGCATGGTCCGTTTTCCGCATCGCCATCCGTCCCCGGAACCACCAGCCAAACCTTGTACCATCTCATCTCTGCCATAAATATCCTCTTTTAGTCCGAATAATCCTGCGGCCGCACACTGTTATATTTTCTCGCTTTCCTCTTAAGGTTCCGTTTCCATCGGCGGATTGTCTCCGCCCGGTGGTGGTTCCTTGACCATGTGTAATCCTCAAGAATGTATTTCCCCCGATGTTCCCGTTCCCCATATGCCCTCATACTCTACGCCTCCTCTGCCTTCATCCTGATGGCTGGAATGACCGCCGGCCTGCCGGTCTCCCAGTCCGTGTATTTTGCCCTGACCTCGGTAAGCCCAGCCATCTGAAAACCGTGCTTTGCAAACTCCGCAAGAGTCGGGATCAGGCTTGAGAAGGTGCTGCTGATGGTAAATTCGCTGATGCCGTTCTCTTTCAGGGTTTTTGTGATCTCCTCAATGTCGTAGTCCCATATGACATCCTCATAATTTATCTCTTCGTTTCCCGCTGCGATGCTGTTCCGGTAGGCCCAGAACAATGTGTGGTTGATTCCCCACTCCTTAAGGCTTCCTGCCTGCTCTGCGATGGCTCTTTCAAAAAGTTCAATCTTCTTCATGGTGTGTACCTCCGTTTTTTGTGTTTTTCCTTTCGCCAGTACACATATTCACTCTGAAGCCACATAATAGCAAGTTAATTCACAACATAAACTGCACAAATATCTGCGGAAGAAACTGTGCAGATTATGACCGCTCCATTGCTTTTCTCACACTGCGTTTTGCCTGCTGGCGCTCCATCTTTTTGAACGGCCGCAGATACCGTTTCCTGCGCCTGCCACGGTGTCTGCCGGAGGATGGCATCGCCATCCCCGTGTGCAGTTCATCTCCGTATTGGCGGTCCTCAATCCACCGAAGGTTCTTTCCATATGCTTTCATGATTCCTGTATACCGGCCTGGCAGCGATGGATGGTGGCAAGAATTTTTTCCTGCTCTATCTCATCAACACCGATGCTTTCCAATGCCTCCCTGGTCCCGCAATCCGGGCAAATCAACGTTTCATTATCTGCCCTTGAAAGTGCAGGAGCGCCACAATAGCTCCTGCCGCATCTCGGACAAATACTAATTCTCGTAACCCTGTCCTTCATCATCCAGTCCTCCTGTTTCTTCCATTTCCATCCCGCTTTCAATATAGGCCCATTTGAGGAACTTCTCATCAAATCCAAAGCTGCGGTACCCATCCGCACAGGTTCTGAGATAATAACTGCTTGGCAATCCGAGCGGCCTGTCCTCATGCATAATGTAAACAAAAACTTTCCGTCTGCGCACCTTGCCGGACCGGATGTCCTTAATCGGCAGTACCATTTCCTTTTTGTAGTAAAAGGAAGGGAAGCCCTCATATCGGTCAAGCGCCGCCTCGTTCTCTGCACTTACCTCCCACGCCACCACGGGGACGCTTGCGCCCTCCTGTTGCTCAATAGTCAGATACGAGCCTGTCTTGCTGCCCCTAAAAAGAAGCCTGTAATTTTCAATCACCGAAGTCCCGATGATCCTTGCGCCTGGGCAGCGCATCCGCATCTGTGGGATGTTAAGGTTAGAGCCATATGCAATGTAATATCTTTTTTCCATTCTGAAATCCGTCCTTTCCGAAGGGGATACCCTTCTACCACCTTAAGACCGCTTAAGCGGTCAGTAGGAAAGGTGGCAGGAGGCTATCTCCTGCGGTCCCTTCAAGCGGCCCTTCCGTTTCGGAAGGATGCGTCGCCTGCAAGCCGTCTGGTAAGGATGTCCCTCGCGGTCTTGAATTCGTCACCGATGAATCCGAGGCGGAGAAGCCATGTCCTCATTGCGTATTTAGGATTTTCGTTCTGCTGTGGCTTAGGGCTTGCAGTCTTTACTTCCTTTGCCATCTGGCTCAGTGCGAGGCAAAGCTGGATGTAGCTCTTGAGCTGCCCTGCGTGGAGCCCGCCCCTGCGGTCTGCGGTTGGCTCGTCGAACTGGAAAAGCCGGAATTCAACCGTCCCCTTTGTGAAGGTCGCATGGTAGTTGAGCATATGGTAGCGGCTGTCGTTGTAGTGCTGGCTCCTGCCGTAGTTTGCGCCGTGGCTCGTGTACCAGATATCCGCAAGTGCCGCCATCGTGGCAGGCTTTTTGCGGTTCAGTTCTTCGAGGAACCGCGGGTCTACCGTGCGGCAGTAGCGGTTCATCCTGCCCCTGTCGAGGTCAAGGGCGTCTGCGATCAGGCTTTCGTGGCTTGCCATGATGTTGGCGAGGTTGCGGAGGGTCTGCGGTGTGTGTCCCTTTGCCCCGATGTGGATGTGGACTCCGCAGCCTCTGGAGGCGTCGCTCTTTGCTCCTGCGTGTCTGAGCTGCCGGAGAAGCTCCTGCAGGGTTTCCATGTCTGCGTAGGTTAAAATCGGTGTGACCATCTCGCATTTTTCGCTATCCGACCCCGCAATGCTGACATCCCTCTGGAACTTCCATTCCCGTCCCTGTGCGTCCCAAGCCGACCAGGTGTAGTATCCGTTCCGGCCTGCCGTGTCCTGGTATCTGCCTGTTCCAAAGAAATCGGCCGCAATCTTCGCTGCCTTACTCCTTGCTATATGATTCATCTCAACCTCAACTCCGATGGTCTGCTTTTTCATTTCCTCAATCTGTCTTGCGAGCTTTTCGTTCATGGTGTTTTCCTCCGTTTTTTGTGTGTTTTCCCTTTCGGTGTACACATATTCGCTCTAAAAGCAGATAATAGCAAGTCAATTCGGAGGGATATATTACACAATGATTTGCACATGATATTGTGTATTTTATGGCTTCTTGGCACTATCCATTGTGGTAATCATGATCCGTGCGCCGAGCCGGAAACCATCTTTGAAGCCCTCACAGACCAGCAGTCGTTCCAACTCAGCGCTGTTGTCCAGAAGCCGCTCCAACACTTTCTTCCCCTCATCATCCAAGAGTTTCTGCAAGTGTTCGATGTCCTTATCAACCTGGTCGCTGAACGGCTCCATCTCCGGCGTCCTGCCATTCCGATTTTCCCACGGAATGATATTTCCGTAGTATATATTCGTCAAGAATATTCTTACTCATTGACGCCCCTCCTTTTTGATCTTACGGACGGTATCCTCACCGTAGACAACATTCAGATGTGAGCCATTGTCCCACCGCATCATAAGCGATGCCGTATCATCCACACCCATAACCGTTCCGAGCGTTCCGGCCGGAGGAGCCTGCACATCATCCATCCGAACCAGCTCCACCCGTGTGCCTGCAGGATACTCCCTGCGGACACGCTCCACGATCTCTTTACTCGGAAATCTCATCGCAATCACCTCCAAATCCATCATTAATCTGCTGGATCAGCAGTTCGTCAAGCAATTCCTCTGTCATGGTCGGATCATCCACACGCATGGACTGGTTGACCGGTTCTGGCTGAATAGATTCCGTTTTTGGATTTTCCGTTTTAAATGCCGATGATCCCGTAAGGTTTTTCAGCAGGATTTTCCGCTCCGCCTTATACTCCGCGCCAATGAAACCAAGCCGCAGGAGGAAGCACCGGAAAGCGTATTTTTCGTTCTCCGTTTCCTTTTCCTTTACAGTGACACGTTTGGCTTCCTTTGCCATCCGGCAAAGTGCGGAAATAAAATGGGTGTAGGCTTTTGCGGAATCTGCATCGACCTCATCAAACCAGGGGAAGGCAATGCGGTCATCCCTGATTTCAAACCGCAGGTCATCCACGCCGAGTGCCTTTTTGATCAGGCTGCCTTTAGCGTCAAGGAGCTTTGTGAGGTTGCCGACTTGCACCTTGTCCAGCGGGATTTCCACCGTAAGGTCTCGCCTGTCGGCTCGGTCGGTGCTTCTTGCTTCGCAAGAGGTGTCCACCGGACACCCGCACCCCACGCTTGCCTCCTGTGGCTTGGTTTCAGAATCAGCCGCATTGTTCTCCGCTGTCACCTCTGATTCGGCTGTAGCGGCTTCCTGTACCGGTTCTGCCGGAACTGCGGCAATGCCCTTGTCGGCAAGCCTTTCCAGCAAGTTTTCAATTTCCCCGCTGTCCGCCCGACCGTCAAACTCCAATGCCCCGTCTCTGGTCACCGTAAAATAATTGATCTCGTAGGCTGCACTCGGCATCCCTTTGTACTTCGGCTTGACCTCCAGAATTTCCCCGATGGCTGCCACCAGTTCTTTCCGTTCTGCGCCTGTCCTGTTAAATTCAATCCTCATTCTGCGTACCTCCTTTGTTTTTCGGTACTACATTAATCACTCTGAACAGCAGAAATAGCAAGCGGATTCGCTGTAGAATACCTCACAATAAAAATGTAGGAAATTGTGCGTAGTACACAATGCCGGAGAGGACAAAATAAACATTCGGGAGTGCGACTCCGTTGCCCCACATTTTGTACTCTGCACTATCGGAATGGGGATTTTTCAGCCACTTGATGATCTGCTTATCTGTCTTTGGTTTTGTGGATGTTCCCACGATCTTCCGGCGTGTTTCAAACACCTCCCGCCAGAATGCAAGGTCATCCTCTGTCGGCACTGCCGTTTCCAAGCCGCTGCACCACCAGTCAGGAAAACCCTGCAGCCTTGCACATTCCGTGGGAGTCAGCCTGCGGACAATATACTCCGGTTCAGCCTTCACATCATTGATAACAGGCGGGTCTTTATAATCCGTAGCCACCAGCGTGTTCGCCAGTTCCTTCTCCGCCCGTGTGAAATGGGAATTCTTGCTTGTGCAGTAGGTCGGGTATGCCACCGCATGGTGATCTGTGGCATTCAGCGTAAAAGAAACATCCTCATTCACGCCGCTTCCCTGGAGGCCGTTCTTATCTTCCCTGCCGATCATGGAACCCTGCACCGCCACCACGGCAATGCCTCCCTGGTTGCAGGAGGGATTCCCGCCGTTAGCGTCCAGCGTCCGGGAGGTATCTGCCTCATAAAATCCGCTGTAGGGATTATCCGACTTCATGGCGTTGCTGTCTTTGGAGCAGATGCCATAAGCCTGCACCACCAGCTCATTGCAGCGTGTTTGTCCCATATCAAAGGTATTCAGCGTATTCGCCACTTCGCCGTTTTTCCATTCCGGTGCGTCACCCTTATAGTGGGCGCGTGTCCCTTTGCAGAACGGCACGAATACCGTCTGGTCATTGTTGCAGGAGAGCGTTGCAGATTTATCATCCTGTATTAAAACTCCCTTGCCTCCGCCCTCGCAGCCGGAGCGGATTTTCAGAGTCTTGGGCGTTTCCACCACAAAAGGCTGGTTGTTCCCGCCCATGCCGTAGGTGGCATTGACCGTAGGGGCAGTGTCAAGAGGCCCCGTGTATCTGGTGTCCTGCGAGTGGTTCTCAAACACTGCCACCGCAGCCGGAACCGTACCCGCCCGGAGGGTAGGGGAAACCTCCTCTTCAAAACCGATGCCCCGTGCCTTTGCAGAATGCTCCGTGCAGAAGCCTGCTGATTCCAGAACGCAGGGAGGATGGTGTGCCTCCGCCCGTAAAGTGCAGGTCACTTCATCCGTCACATCCATGCGGCTGCCACCCTGGTCATTTAAGCAGACACAGCCTGCCGCTCCAGCGCAATCCGCAGCACCTCCGGCAGTTCCTTGCCACGCACGGAAGCCCTCCGCAGAATACCCTGACATGCCTTCGGACTCAAATAATATCTTTCCGGCACTCCCGCCTGCAAAATCTGAGACAAGGTAGATTCGTTTTCTCCGCTGGGGGACTCCCCAAAATTGGGCATCAAGCACCCGCCATGCGAGGGAAAATCCGTCTGCCACGATGCTTCCGGCGCTGCTCCACTTTCCCTTTGGAGGCTCAGGAACAGAAACGCTTTCGCCTTTGACGGAGCAGACCGCTTCGAGGACTGCCTTAAAATCTTCCCCTTTGTTTGAGGAGAAGGCTCCCGGCACGTTCTCCCACACGATGAATCTTGGATATTCGCCATTTGTTGCACACCTCATTTCCTTCACGATCCGTATCGCTTCGTAGAAAAGGCAGGACTGGCTCCCGTCCAGGCCTGCCCGTTTTCCCGCCACCGACATATCGGTACACGGCGATCCAAAGGTGATGATATCCACAGGAGCAATGTCCGCGCCCTTCACTGTGGATATATCACCTAAATGTTTCATAAACGGAAGCCGCTTTGTAGTCACCCGGATAGGGAACGGTTCAATTTCCGATGCCCAGAGAGGGGTGATCCCGGCGAACAGCCCACCTAATGGAAAACCCCCTGAACCGTCAAACAGACTGCCGAGGGTAAGGCGGGAATCCGCAGGCTGCGTATTTGGTGTATCTCCGCCGCCAGTGCCGGACTCTTTTCTATGGATATATATAGCGTCCACTATACACCTACATCCTTCACCAGTGCGGAGTAAGGAATCCGCTCCCCATTCCGGGTTACAAACACATTTTCCGCATCCCTGGTATCTTCCACATATCTGCGGAGGATGACGGAAGCATACTTTTCATCCAATTCCATCATGCAGCAGATACGGTTTAGCTGTTCGCAAGCCATCAGCGTGGAACCGCTGCCGCCGAAGGTATCAATCACGATGGCGTTCTCCTGTGAAGAGTTGGAGATCGGATATCCAAGTAAATCCAGCGGCTTGGAGGTCGGGTGGTTCTTATTCCGCTTCGGCTTGTCGTAGTTCCAGATGGTGGTCTGCTTCCGGTCGGAATACCAGCGGTGTTTCCCATTCTTCAGAAAACCGTACAGCACAGGCTCGTGCTGCCACTGATAATCCGATCTTCCGAGTACCAAAGAATTCTTTACCCAGATACACACGCCCGCCAAATGGAAACCTGCGTCAATAAATGCCTTCCTGAAATTCAAGCCCTCGGTATCGGCATGGAACACATAAGCGGAGCCGCCGCTTTCCAGATGCCCCGCCATGCACTGGAATGCCGACAGCAGGAATGTGTAAAACTCCCCGTCCTTCATGCTGTCATTCTGTATGGTCAGGCCATCCGAGCTTTTGAAGGAGACGCCGTAAGGGGGATCGGTCACAATGAGGTTTGCTTTCTTCCCACCCATCAATGCCGCCACATCCTCCGCAGAGGTTGCATCACCGCACATCAGCCTGTGCCTGCCAACCGTCCAGATGTCGCCCCGCTCCACAAAGGACGCTTTCTCCAATGCGGCAGACAGGTCAAAGCCATCATCTTTCACATCTTTTTCACTGTCCCCGGCAAAGAGGTCGGCAAGCTCATCCTCACCGAAGCCTGTCAGGGATACATCGAAATCCGCCCCCTGCAGGGATTCAATCTCGATACGGAGCAGTTCCTCATCCCACCCTGCGTCCAGCGCCATGCGGTTGTCCGCAAGGATGTAGGCTTTCTTCTGTGCCTCTGTCAGATGATCCACAAACACACACGGGACTTCCGTGAGACCTTCCTCCTTTGCCGCCATGATCCTGCCATGCCCAGCAATGACATTAAAATCCCGGTCGATGATGACCGGGTTGATGAAACCGAACTCCCGCAGGGATGAGCGTAGCTTGGTGAGCTGCTCCGGCGAATGCGTCCGTGCGTTATTCACATATGGCACTAACTTTGAAAGCGGCACAAGCTGCATCTCGGTTGTCGTCTTTCCCATCATCCGCACCTCCGTTCCAAGAGCTTATGCAGCCCCTTTTCTGCGCCCTTGATATCCCCGGCAAACGCCTGCCCCTTGATGGTGCGGTACTGCTGCCGGGTAAGGTTCTTCTGGTTCGCCTTGAGCGTTTTCATAAATCCTGTTAATTCCGTTTTCATATCTACATACCCTTTCTTGCGCGGAGCAGCCGCTCCATCACATCATCCTGCGGCGTGTTTCCTTGAAACTCCACCAAGCAATTCTCTTTCACAATCTGATAAATCTGCATCCAGCAGTAGTTGGTCTGCTTCATGTAGGACTGGCTCATGGAAACATAGGGGGAGGCAATGGCGGCCCCCGTGGTCGGGTGCTTCGCCAGGAAGCCCGTGGCGGACACGATCTCCTCGCACTGAATCCACCGGGACACGCTCATGGCATACTGCTCCACCATCTGCACCGTCACCAGCTTGTCACAGCCCCTTGCCTTGAGCCAGGCGAAGGTCTCATTGTAAACTTCCTCCGCCACCAGCTCCCGCCCGCTTTTCTGCGGGGATTTAAGGAAATCCTTTACAGGCGGCACATCCATGCCTTCCAATGCGGCAGGCTCCATCAGGACCTCCGCCGATTTTCCCTCGCTGATCTTTTCCACCAGCGCCTTTGGTTTCCTGCCCGCTCCCGGCCTTGCACCGCCCCGGTTGGTTCCGTCCTTTGCCATGCCCATCACCCCGTTTCTTTGATTTTCTTTGAAAAAATGCTGTGGTATTCAAACACCACAGCACATAAAATCTGCTGATATATCCTTTGATTCCGCAGGGGTTAATACCCCGTTTGATTTCCGGTTTTTATGCGTTTGACCCCACGCCCGTTCCCCAGAGACTTTAACGAAGAGAAGTGACCCGCCCCTACCCGGTCAGCGGTTATGCCAGCGGTCGCCACGTTCCGCATGGATTTTTGCATGGCAGGACTGGCAAAGGGAAATCAAGTTATTTTCCTCATGTGTGCCGCCCTGCGATAAAGGCAGCTTGTGATGCACCTCTTCAACCGGTTTCAAAACTCCCTGCTTATAACACATCTCACAGAATGGATGCTGTGACACATAGCGGTCACGGATTCGTTTCCAAGCCCTGCCATACCTACGGCGTACAGCCGGGTCACGGTCATACTTCTCGTAGCGGCGGTTCTCCTGCTTCTCATGTTCCTCACAAAAGCGTCCCTTGGTAAGGTTGGGACAGCCGGGGAAGGAACAAGGCCTCTTTGGTTTTCTCGGCATTTGCTCCACCTCCTTTGGGCATAAAGAAAGCCCCCGCAGGATTGCCCCGCGAAGGCCGTTTGTCCTTATGCAGTTTTCGATACTACCAGTGTACCACGTCCAAAAGGGAAAATCGTCCGCGATTTTGGACATCAGCCTTTCCCGTACAGAAGCGTGACCAGTTTCTGAAGGGCGCGGTTCTTTTTCTTGTATGCGGATGTCCGCTCTATATGGAATCGGTCACAGATGTCATAAATGGAATCCGTCTGCCGCTCATCTTCAGAATAAAAGGTTTCCAGCACATACCGTTCATCCCCGGAAAGCTCCTCCCATGCCGGAAGGAACCACGCCATGTATTCTACCGCCTGCCGGTAACGCTCTTTCAAAACATCAATCTCCTCAATGCCCTTTACCATCCTGTCCTCAGCAGCATGGGGATTGTGGCTGTGGGGCATCCCGTCAAACTGCGGGCTACTGACTCCGCTCATTTTTTCATAGGTGCTTTTGATCTCTTCATCCGTGTGGTCAATGATGAATTTCATGTTGCTGTAGTCCTTTAACGCATCCACGGCTGCCGACCGCTTATCAAGGTACTTCCAGACAATGCTCATAAACTGATACCTCCAATCAAAGATTTTTCTTTCCCACGGATTTTCACAGATTGTCTTTGATTGTCTCAAATTTACCAAATGGGACAGCCGCCTTTCCTCAGATATTCAGGTCGGCTTTCACGGCATCAATCAATGCGGACTGTGTGTTGTCCTTTTCCTGCAATGCCTTCATAATCCGCCCATCAATGGTACCTTCCGTGATGATGTGTTGCACCACTACGGTTTCCGCTGTCTGCCCCTGCCTCCACAGGCGGGCATTGGTCTGCTGGTAAAGCTCCAGCGACCAGGTCAGCCCGAACCACACGATGGCAGAACCGCCGCTCTGAAGGTTCAGGCCATGCCCGGCACTTGCCGGATGAATCAATGCCACGGGAAGCTCCCCGGCATTCCATCTGCGGATACTCTCGGAAGTATCCAATCTGGAGAATGGAATTTTCAGCTTATGGAGCCGATCTGTGATCCGCTCCAGATCATGCTGAAACCAATAGGCTACCAGAAGCGGCTTCCCGCCCATGCTCTCGATGATATCCTCCAATGCGTCCAGTTTCCGCTCATGTATTCGGATCACTCCGCCGCTGTCAGAATACACCGCGCCGTTTGCCATCTGGCTGAGTTTCCCGGAAAGGGCTGTGGCATTAGCGGCTGTAATATCCCCGTCCGGGAGTTCCAGTACCAAATCCTTCTTCAGTTCCTCGTACCGTTTTCTCTCCGTATCGGAAAGCCGCACTTCATATACGGTGGAAACCAGTTCCGGCATCTGCAGGTAATCAGTAGACTTCATGGAAATGGTGATGTCGGAAATCAGCTTGTAAATCTGCTGCTCCGCTCCCGGCAGGGGCTTATAGGAAAACACCACCTGGCCGTTCCGTTTGTCCGGCAGGAAGAACCGTGTACGGTACTGCCCGATAAACCTGCCAAGCCGCTGCCCCATGTCCAGCAGCCGGAACTCTGCCCATAAATCCATGAGGCCGTTGCTGCTTGGCGTCCCGGTCAGCCCCACGATACGTTCCACCCTCGGACGCATCTTCATCAATGCCTTGAACCGCTTTGACTGGTGGTTCTTAAAGGAGGACAGCTCGTCAATCACCACCATGTCAAAATCAAAGGGGATGCCGCTTTCCTCCACCAGCCACTGCACGTTCTCCCGGTTGATGATGTAAATGTCCGCCTGCCGTTCCAGTGCTGCCAGCCGCTCTGCCTCTGCTCCCACTGCTACGGAATAAATCAGGCTGCTCAGATGCTCCCACTTTTCTATCTCCGCCGGCCATGTATCCCTTGCCACCCGCAGGGGCGCTATCACAATCACCTTGTGGATTTCAAAAGAATCAAACAGCAGGTCATTTAAGGCAGTCAGCGTGATGCTCGTCTTGCCAAGTCCCATATCCAAAAGCACCGCCGCCACAGGGTGTGTCTCAATATAACCAATAGCATACTGCTGGTAATCATGTGGCTCGTATCTCATCAATCATCCCTCCGATCTGCTTTTCATCATCCAGTACATACACCCTGAAGCCTAACCGCCGCAGCGTCCGGTGCCTTGCCAGTTGGAGCGGGCGGGGCTTTTTGTCGGGAGCCTTGACCTCCACGAATGCCAGCTTCCCATCAGGGAGAAGTGCCAGTCTGTCAGGCACCCCATCCCAACCGGGCGATGTGAACTTTAGTGACAGACCACCGGCATTCCTGACCGCCGCTACGAATTTCTGTTCTATAGTCTTTTCTCTCATGCCATACCCTCCAATTCCTTGTGTTTCCTGCATTTCCAGCCATGTGGTGTAGGTCGGTGTAAGTCGTACCTAAAACCCTCTATAGGTGATTTTTTTCTGAAAAAACTGCCCTAAAGGGGGTTTTATACGGAGACCTACACCGACCTACACCCTTACCAGGAAATGGGCACTTTTAAGCACCCGCTTCCCCCTCCTGGAGACGCAGTCCATAAACAGTAATCCCTGCCTTTGCCCTTCTCCGGGAAAAACCCGCCATCTCAAGTGCATTGTAAAAATCGGCCGTGCTTCTTGCATACTCGCCTGTCCTCATACAGTAGCTGCGGTATGCCCGGTACAGCTCTCCCGATTTTTCTGTGTAATTTGCCGCCACCTCGCAACACTCATCCATAAAATGCCCAAGCCAGTTATTGTCCTCCCGGTAAGATTTGATGGCATCCTCCACGCAGGCGGGGCAGGGGATATGAAAGTTCCGGTCAATCGCCATTTTCGCACCTTCAATAATCCACGCCATGATAGCAGGGGCAGCCTCCGACACAAGAAAATCCGCATAGTTCTTTACATCGCCGCTGCCCTCAATCCTGGCATTAAAGGGAATGACAATCAATCTCCGCCACGTTCCGGGATCATTCGCACCCACCCTCGGCAGGTGGTTGGTATAAAGCACAAGGGTATGGCTCGGCGTAAAGCTGAATGGGTCCTTGTACTTTTTCTCCGCAAAAATCTCATCCGTGGAACACATCTGCTTTACCACGGAGGTGTTCAGACGCATCCCTTCCTCCAGCTCAGCGGCGATAATCAGCCGCTTGCCCTTCGCCTCGGCAAGCTCCGGCTTCACATTTCGCTTACAGCCGACCGTCAAAGTGTCGGCAGACATATTCCCACTGTAGGTTCCAAGCACACGGGCGATAGCGTTCCAGAAGGTGGATTTGCCGTTCCTGCCTTCCCCGTAGGCAATAATCAACGATTCCAGATACACCCTGCCCACCGCTGCCATTCCAACGATCTGCTTCACATAGGAAATGAGTGCAGCATCCCCGCAGAAAATAGTATCAAGCGCATCAATCCACAACTCTTTTCCTTTATCACCTGGAGCTGCCGCCGTAATCTTCGTGATGTAGTCCTCCGGACTATGGTCACGCCTTCCCTCCAACCCATCCGGCAGGTAATAGGTGCCGTCCGGTGCATTCAACAGGAAACCGTCCCTGTCAAGGTCGGATACGCTGATCTCCAGCATCGGCTTTGCCGCCTGCAGCGCCGACACCACATACTTCATATCCCTGCGTTTCATCACGAATGCCTTATATGCCATCGCAGACATATACGCAAGATATGCGTCCATCTGCCCCGACTCAATCTTCTTTTCCAGCGCCTTGCCGCCGGAGGTGATGTATTCCTCCGCCACGCCCTGGTCCAGAAGTGCCTCCCTGGTACGCTGGACTTCATCCTTTGCATCCTCAAGCTGCAAGTCAAGAAACTCCTCCGCTGCGCCAACCGCCTGCTGCTTGGACTCGATCCAATACTCACCGCCAAAGCGAATATAGTCTGTTGCTGCCGTGTAACGCAGTTCCACACCATATTCCTTCGCCAGCACTTTTGCCTGCCCGATGTCAGAGTAATCGGCCGGCTTTAAGGACTCCCTGCAGAACTCATCATTGTAATCTTCCGGTGGCACATACCCTTCCTGCTTCTGTACTTTTTCTGCAAAGCGGCAGGCGCTCTGCCAGATGGCGGCAAGCTCCTCATCCTCCAGCGGCGGGTTGCACTTTGCCGCCTCCTCCATGAAAATCCGGTGCGCCTTATCGGTATTCCCATAGCGTTTGATGACTCTCCCCGCGAAATGGGACATCGTGGAATTCCTCTGCCCCTGCGGTATCCCTTTTTCCTGCGGCTTCACGATACAGTCAATGGTGATCTCGCCCTCATGCCATAGAATCTCCTGTGTAGGATTGCCGAAAATAAACCGGGCGGAATCCAGCGCTTTCCCGTCAAAGAATGGGAACTGCTTTTGTATCGCCCGCTTCAAAGCAGCACACGCATCCCCCGCCGTAATCGGATCATGCGGGAAATATACATGGAACCTCGGTCTTGCGGATTTCCTGTCCTTCACCTTCTGATTGTGGCGGCTCGGCACAATGACAAAGCTCACATCGGAAAGCCGCTCCTCCAAATTTTCCGGGTAAATCCAATCTGCAGGATTATCAGAATGGTCATTATCGCAGTCCATTACATCCACATCACAGGAAAGAAAGTTATCGCCGCTCCTGCGGAAATCCCGGAACTCCCCGCATACATGGTCAAAGGCCATGATCTCCAGGCAGTCGTCCTCGTTATCCACCACACGCTTGTTGGGATACAGGCTGTTCTTTGCATTGCCCCTGCAGTTCGCCGTGTAAAATGTCATTTTCATAAGCCTTTGACCTCCTCCAGCTCTTCTGTGAAATACCTTATCGGCATATTTTTCTTTTCCGCTTTCTTGATCTCCGCCGCCATGCCTTTGGAGATGATGTTTCCAAACACCCATACCTGTTCGCACTTGCTCAGCAGCACCATCCCCATAAACAGGGCAATGCTCCGCTCTGCAGGCACGGAGTCATCCATGAACTGCGGGAAGAGCAAATGAGGGGCAAGGGGGATACACGCATTCCGCACCGCAAATCGGCTGTACACCCTCGCCATGCTTATATTGTTCTCCACATCCCCGGCAAACGGGGAGCATATATAGACAAGCGGACGGTATTCCTTTTTCGCCGCTTTTTCTTTCTTTTCAATTTTGGAAAGGGCTCCATAAGTCGTTGGGTCATGATAGCCCTCGCTGTTATATTTACTGATTCCCATAAGCTGCACCTCCTCTAATCCTTCTGATAAAATTCACATTCATATCCATCTGCCCGGAGCTTCAGTCCTTTTGCCCAGGGCGGCGTCCTGCCCATCTGTTCACAGACCGCAGAAAGAGACATCCGCCTGTCCGCCTCGATAATGATTTCATCATGCACATGGGCAACAATTGCACAATTTTTCAGCGTCTGCATAGCATGGCACAGGATATCACGGGCAGTCGCCTGCACGATGTTCTCCACAAATTTGGGGCCGTAGCTTTCCAGCCGTTCCCACTTTTTCGTGCCGCCCACACCCTCATAGGTCACAGACTCACCGCCAAAGATGTTTTCCCCGATGCGTGGCTTCACATAAGCGAGCCGCCTGCCGGAAGGAAGCGTAATGAACAACATCCCGCTCTGGTAGGTAAACCGCACGCCATGAGTTTCCGTGGGAATCCGTTTCTTGACACACTCCTTTACGGCATAATCCACATCCCACCAGAACTGCGTGATCATTGGATTGGAATCCCGCCACGCCGTGACAAGCGGCTGCAGCTCTTCTTCGGAAAGCCCCATCTCCAATGCTCCCATTGATTTCAGTGCGCCAACAGATCCGCCGTAGCCAAGTGCCAGCTCCGCAATCTTGCCCTTCTGCCGGAGATGGCCGTTCACGCCGTGTTTTTCCACCGGAACGCCGAACATCTGCGATGCCGAGGCGCAGTAAATGTCCCCGCCATCTTCAAAAACCTTCAGACGCCACCGCTCCCCGGCAAACCATGCGATCACCCTCGCTTCTATTGCCGAGAAGTCTGCCACAATAAACTTCCTGCCGTCCTGCGGCACAAATGCCGTGCGGATAAGCTGTGACAAGGTGTCCGGAATATCCTCATACAAAAGAGAAAGTGCCTCATAATCACCACTCCGCACCAATGCCCTCGCCTGTGCCAAATCCGGCATATGGTTCTGAGGCAGGTTCTGGAGCTGAATCAGCCGCCCGGAAAACCGGCCGGTACGGTTGGCTCCATAGAACTGGAACATCCCGTGCGCCCTGCTGTCCTGGCAGACTGCATTCTCCATTGCCGTGTATTTCTTCACAGAGGACTTGGCAAGCTGCTGCCGCAGGGAAAGCACTTTACGCAAAGGCTCCGGCGCAGTCTTTAAAAGTTCCGCCACCGCTTTCTTTCCGAGCGTGTCCGTTTCCAGACCCTTATCCGCAAGCCACTGTTTCATCTGCTGTACGGAATTGGGATTCTCCAAATCTGTCAGTTCCTGCATAGCTGCGGTCAGCCCCTCACGGGAACGGTTATCCATCGCAATCGCCTGACTCACCAGTTCCATATCCACACCGATACCCCGGTCGTTGATCTCCTGGTCAAGACGGTATTCCTCCCACACAAAATCCGGTACGGGGAATTTGGAAAGCCTCTGCTGTATCTGCATTTCCGTCTCCACATCCCGCAGGTTATATGCCTTGAACCGCTCCCATTTCTCCATATCGTGTTCCGGCAGATTCCGTGTCCTGCCACCATTGGTCTTGGTAGCCTTGCAGGGAACACAGAAATAGCGGATCAGATCCTTGCCCTCTGTCAGCTTCTGCTTTTCCAGCCCAAGCACTGCACCTGCACCCTCCAGTGAAAGGGGCAGCCCCAGCGTGGCAGACCACACCATTGTGCAGTGCCATCCTTCCGGCTCCAGCCATTCTCCAAGATAATTTGACAGGCACACCCGCTCAAACATGGCGTTGAATGCCCACTTGGTTACCGTTTCATCCGACAATGCAGCGATGACCTCCGCAGGAATGTTCTCCCCACAGGCAAGATCAACCACCTGTACAGCTCCGCCGTCCACGGCATAGCCGAACAGCAGGATTTCAAAGGCAGGGGAGGACGCATATTTATACACACCGCATTTTTTCAGATCAACATCGGAAAATGTCTCTATATCAATCGACAAGGTTCTCATTTTACCACCGTCCTTTCACTGCCTTAAGGGCGGCAGGGAATATAAGCTCCCCGCCACCCGTTGGCTGTGTTTTTGTTACATGGTTAAGACAGGAAGTCCTCTTCATCCTCTGTGGCAAAATCATCCTCCGCACGGGATTTTCCGCCAAGAGGCTCCCCGTCACGGATTTTCTGCAGGTTGTTCAGCCCACAGGCGATTCCCTTATTGCCGTTACTGTTGAACGCATAGAAGTTGATGCTTGCCCTGCCGTATACCCCGCTGTATACCTCACTGCGGTCAAGGATCAGCTGGCGGTCCGCATCCACAATGCCGGGAGCCGTCGTTGAATTGGCATTGACGAAGTATGCATTCGCATAGGCTTCATCATCGGGGCGCTCCGTGTCGCCGTCACGCAACGGAGTCTTTAAGACGGAGAGCGCCGGAACGCTCCTTCCGTTGCCCTTCAGCTTCGCCTCGCCCTCCTTGTATGCTGCCTCAATCGCAGCCTTGATCTTGGCGATGGTCACAGTATCAGACTTTGGGATGATGAGCGACACGGAAAACTTCGGTGTGCCTCCGTTGATGCTCTTTGCTTCCCACACATTGGCATAGCTCCACCTCGTGTCGGGGCCGGTAATTACCTTCATTGGATTGTTGACTTTATTTGACATGATACATTTCCTCCTCAATTTTCCTTAAAATCATTCTGCGCCGTATTCATAGGCGGTCTCTTGTCCGACTCCGGCACCAGCGCAGGCTTGCCCTGGGGCTTCTCAATCAGCCCGCCGAGAATCTCGTCAAATTTCTTCTTGCCAAGTGCGGTGGTCATAGCAGTAATGCCCAGCAGCTTCTGCTCATACGGATTAAAGCCTGCCTTCTTCACAGCAGCCGCCACTGCCTCTTCATCGGTATATCTGCGGTTTGAGCGTCCCTCCACCACCTTAAAGCCTGCATACTCCACACCGCTTAATGCCTGCTGCAAGGCGAATTCCTTCACATCGGCCGCCCATGCCGCAAGCTCATCTGCTTTCACAAGGATAGCGGCGATCTCTGCATCCTCCAGCGTATCGGGCATGGCAAAGTCATACCGGGCCAGCTCCAGGTTGTACTCCGCCCGTTTCCTGCAGACAGCTTTTGCCTTACAGAACCGGCACCAGTCGCCACATGCAAACTCACCGCCACCCTCATAGGCCAGCTTTGCCTTTGCCATCAGGTCGTTGTACGCCCATTGGAGCAAATCGTCCTTTTTCATAACGCAAACGCTCACATTTTCCCTGCGGGGCTGGAAGATAGTCATGCGGACGGTGTCAATGTCATAGATGCCGTCAAACAGCTCTAATGCACCGAGCGCATACAGCATCATCTGCGGATTCTCCACCGCCGACACCTCCACGCCCTTGCCATGCTTGTAATCCACAATGTCCAGCGTACCGTCTGCGATGATCACGCAGTCCCCGGTTCCAAAGCCTTCCACCACAAAACGCGAGAAATCCAGCTGCTGTTCAATCAGCACCACCGGGTCTTTGCAGGTTTTCTTTGCTTTTTCCACAAGCTCCATTACATAGGCGGCATACTCGCAGGCGCACTGCTCCATCTCCCCGTTGTAAAAGGAAAGATTCTCTGCCGGGTCTGTAGTCGCCATGCCAAGCGCCAGTTTCAGCTTGTGTTCGCACAGGCTGTGGGCGTCCGTCCCTTCCTGTGCGTACTCACTGCCCTTATCCTCATAACCCTCGCATAGCCTTGCCGATGGCGGGCAGTTCAGCCACCGATGGCTGGAGGAGGCAGATAATAAAGCGTGTTTTCCCATCACAGCACCTCCGCATCCGCAAGCAGCGCCGGGTATTCTGCCGGGTCAATATTCGACAGCTTATCCGCACCATGTTTGTTAAGTAATGCCCTGACCTCTGCCGTATGTCCGGCGCGGGATTTATCCGCCAGCACCACACGGACTTCCTCCAGTGTCAGCGGCTTTTTCTCCGGGGCAGGGAATGAAGCTGCCTCCGGCTCTTTCTTTGCCGTTTTTTTGCTGTCTGCCTTCTTCGGTTTCTTCCCGGTATTCTCTTCCGGAGTATCTGCAGGCTCATTCTCCGCTATGGCGTCTGCCACCGCCTGCAGGCTGTCGGCAAGGGAGCGCATATCCTGAACCACATCCAGAAGAAGTTTGATCTTACTCATGTGCCAGCCCTCCTTCCGCCACCTCGTGAATGGAAAGCTCCTCCACCGTATTGCCTGGAACAATAACTGTCAGCCTGACCTTATCCCCAAACAGAAAACGCATAAGCCGTTCCCTCACGGAGACATTCCGCACACTGACAGCACCGGCGTTCACAGGCTTTTTGGAAACGCTGATACTCAATGTCTGCTTCATATCGTTACCTCTGCTTTCTGAAGGACTGTATTTTCGTGTCCTTCACCATACGGAGATTGGAAAGTGTTTTTGGGGACCCTCCTCAGAATTTTTTTAGAAAATATTTTTTTGCTGCCTCGATGGATTTCTTGACTGCCTTATGATCCACACACTCCATACGGGCAATCTCCCGCAGTGATTTTCCCTCCGCATATAAAAGCAGCCTTCTTCTCTGGACTTCTGGCAGTTCCTCCAAAAGCTCTGCAATGTGCTGCTGATCTAACACCTGCATCAGCAGCCTTTCCGGTGTAGCCACATCCGCATAATCTGCGCCTTCAAATTCTGCTGCATCCAGCGAATAGCAATGATACCGCTCTTTCCGGTCAAGGTTGCTTTCCTCCCGTCTGGAATCCAGGATGACATTCCCAATTTCCTCCGATACATCAACCTCAGAGGTTTCTCCGTTTGCAAATGTGTAATTAATCTTCATTTTTGCCGTTCTCCTTTCGGAGCCCGGCAAGCGGCACTTTTCCCTCAACAGACAAAAAAAAGAGCCTGGCAAGCAGCACAAAAAGTGCCGCTTGTCAGGCTCGGTGTCGTCTCCATCATCTTTCAGATGGTATCATGGTGGTTCAACCGTTTTTACAGAATGAAATCTCCCCACCGTGCATCATGCTCAAACAAACGTGTGATCCTTGTCCCGGTTTAGCTGTCCGTTTCCCATTCCCATATACATTCCTTGTGGGTCTTGCCGTATTGCCGCAGCGCCCCGGTCAGCTTCCGGTACAAATAACCGGAGCGGATCAGATTTTCTTTATTCAGTTTTAATTACCCCGATTTCTGAACCGCAGTGCCTGCACTTTATCATGAAATCGGGATTCCGGTTCTTTGTCGGGGTAACCAACTATGCTTTTGTATTTATGGATGCGTCCAAAAGCCTGTGTCCGCATTTGGGACACAGAATGGAGCGCCTTTTCTTCTCTAGTCCATTGGCTTGTACCTCCTTCTTTTTTTGCATATCATATACACTCCTTTCTTGGCCGCTGTCCGGTATTCAGGTATGGGAGTATATGGATCATCTTGATTCCTTTTATTTTACAAGCTCTGTCAGCCAGGGTGCCATCGGCCTTGATATTACCCTGGCATTCAAATAAGCCATTTCCAGTGTCAGACATGTATTGCCGAGATAGTATCCGTCCATGACTGTCAGCGTCAGGGCAAGATCAGGCTTTTTCTCTCATTCGTCAGATAGATAGGGAGAAGATACTGCATCTTTCCCTGATATCCCTGCGGCACTACAAGCCCTGGCTCGACCATTGTCTTTCTCCTTCCAAGTTCCACTGCCGTTTCAAATAAAAGCGGCAGGTTCCTGGCTTTACGGATTTTCGCTGGAATACGCTCCAGATTTTCTGTATCTCCCAATATGTGTTCCACGTTGACCCTGATAGGCCAGCCCGGTTGAAACCCTGCGCCGTTCTGCGCCATATAGTAGGAGGGCATCTGCGGCAATGGCTGCACATATTTCAGAAGCGGTGACAGTTCATCGCAGAAGCCCCTGAAGTACCAATCTTTCATTGAAGCCCTTTTGTGGTTCCGGTCAAAGCAGGCATAAATCCCTTTGTATCGGGATGTGTATAATCCTGTATGGAAACAGGCACTCTCATTCTCCACATGAAAATAACCCGCCGCTTTCCTGGCATCCCTTTCTGAATTAAAATCAATGCTCTGTTTTCGGAAAATAATGTGTATGTACCGCTCCAGTATAGGGGTATCCTCATTTTTCGTCTTATAAATCGGCTTCTTGAACCGCCACGGTTCCGGCAAAGCCAGTTTTGACAGTTCATCCAGTTGTCCGTACCAGTCCGGCACATAAGCAAAATCAAACAAATCCGTTTCCAT